CGCCTCGAGTAGCAGCTTGAAATGCCCCTTGAAAAAACGGATTGCCTCCAAGATATTGGCCTTCAACTGTCGCCTGTTGTTGCCCCAATGCAGCCCGCTGCAACGGAGATCCCTGCGTAGCTCGTTGCGCTGCAAGATCCATAGCTTGCTGCGTGTATTGCCCAGGCCCAACGTAAGTCTGACCTGGGAAATAGGCAGGAGCACCTTGCTCGTATAGTCGCCTAGCTTCGCCTAGCCCGTATTCGACATAAGGCTGGATCGTAGGATCAATCCGAGCACTTTGTTGCGAACCACCACCACCAGCCATGTCACACCTCTGCTATCCACTTCCGTGGCTTGAAACCGTACTTGTCTGCAATTTTTTGCCAGCCAGGACGGTTTGACTCAAACGAAATTCTACGCGCTCCACCCGCTTTCGCAATCTCAAAAGCGTGTTTCATTCCTTCTTCCATCAAAAACTTTCCGTATCCAGCCCAGATGTGCAGCGTGTCACCATTCGGCTGCAAGACTCCAAATCCAACCGGAGCCTGATTCTCCATCATCATCCACAGCATCGACCTGCCAGCGTAGCAGTCAGCATAGATATCTTCCGGTATCCAAGGCTCCGCACTTGCAGCCTTTACCTCTAACAACCCAGGTCGAACAAACTGCCACCATATCCGTAGCTTCTCAGGTTCAATGAACAATCTATCCAAGGATTACATACCTATATGTTTTATCAGCAGTGTTATTGGCAAAATGGTTTACCGTACACTGCCCTTGAGTTTGGTTGCTTGCGTAAATGTCAGATGATGACGATTCATCAACCTTGTTGATCGTCAGAATTGCGCTCGGAGTTGCTGGTCTTGTCGGACTTGTTTGTGCTGCCAAATGTTCAATGGTGACATTTGTTGAAGTAGTCGCCCACATCAGTTGCATATAGTCGCCCACTGCTAATTGAATATAGTAGTTCAACGCAGCAATTAAATGACCATCCGTCCCACCGTGAGAGTTTGGCACCGAGAACTTACTGTTAGACCCAGCAACATCTGAACCGTTTTTTCGGAACCAAACGTCAACGTCTTGAATCGCAACATTAGTGTTATTAAATTGCAATGAGAATTGAATATTGTATACGCCAGCCGACCTAACAGTAATTTGAGAACTACTAACAACCGCTACACCAACAGCATAGTCTGTCGTGTTAAAAGTCACAGCATACGCATCAGTGGTGCTGGCAGCGGTTTGATCGGTTGAGTCTTGAAACGCTCCGTATGGCACTGCATCTGCAATTGCAGCAGCAGAATACGGCATAAACAAGATAACGCTATCCTCGCTGATTCGCGCATCGTATAGCGTTGTTGTTGTTGCGTTTCCAGTCGCAAGCGTTACAAGACCAGTCGAGTTGATCTTGCCATCCAACAGACGATTAACAATCTCCGCAGTCTCTCGCGGATTGCCACCCTGTTGAGGTAGCCTGCGAAACATTACCGTTTCCCTACAGGGATCATGTTAACGTCAATCCCTACGATAGTCTCCCAGGTTCCAGTAGGAACTACACTAAGACGATGGAACTTTCCTCTAGATCGCAACGAAACACGATTCTCACTGTCAGCGGCAACTGGAGTGCTGTAAGAGATAGTCCCATCCAGTCGATACCTGGACGCTACTGCTACAGTCGCAGATCCGTTATCAACTAACGGGTTTGCAAGAGAGATAAGAGTCTCCTGGCCTTCAGTATTAAGATCGCCAGTCTGCATCTCAGCACTAGCAGCCGAGCCTCCGAAAGATACGATCTTAGTGTCATTGACACCACCAAACAGAAGTTTGCCGCCAGCCCAGATCCGTGAATCCAAGCTGACAGGAATATCCTCTAGGTTTCCGTACTGAGCCGCAAGAGAGTCAAGATCCGTTCCAACGGTTGCAATGGAGCAGATGAAGTCAACAGTAGGAAGTGCCCTAGACCACTTGTCAGCAGCCCAGTTGTAAATCAGCATTCTTTTGACAGAGAACACATCGGTATAGGCCCAGGCAACAGTCTTGTTGATCGGGTCTACCGCTGCACTCATCTGGTTTAGCAGGCTGGTGTTAACCGTGTCAAAGAAATACTTGTCTACCTTGTTGTTCCCAATAGGCTTGACTGTCTGACCGTCAGTAACATAGAACCCGTCATCACTCAGGAAGTACGTCATCGACCCGTATTGCACAACCGAGCGAGGTTCATAGCAACCGAGTGATCGAGTGATGTTGTCGAACTGGAAGAAGTACGGTGCGCCGATGTACGTCATGCGAACGATTGAACGCTCTAGCAAGACAACACCAAACTCGCCGCCTGTCACCCCTCGGATCTCGCCGCCATCTGGGATGTCTTGCGTGTCTGCCTGACTCCCAGCACCAATAGTCCAGTCCGTTTCGTCGTTGATGTCAGACCAGTAAAGACGATTGATGTATGTAGCAGTCTTTCCTGCCACTACAAAATCGCGCACCGTTGTAACGTATTGCGCGGTCGGAGCAGCCGCAGCAAGATCAGCAAAGAGGGTAGAAGTCCCGAGCGTCCATGCTTGTAGCTTCTGAGCGCCATTCGCGGCGATGACCACATCACCGAATTGGGTAAATCTCCAGCGCGTCCCCGTGTATCCACCAACCTTTGAGACATCATCCATCGACAAATCGGTGGTGTCGAACTTGAAGAGCTTGGAGGCTCCTCCAGCGAAGATGTTGCTCGTTGCCCCGAACTTGCCGGTGAAAACAGCGTTCAGGTTCTCGGAAGCGGCTTGTGAGTAGTCCACCATCGATGGAAACGGCCCATATCCAACGGACTGCGCCACCACGTTATTGGCGGTCTGCAATGCCCCGACCAGCCCCGGCTGATCAGGAAGCCACTCACCAAATGTCAGACGTTGTTCCATGTCGTAGATCCTGCTGAGGATTGTGTCCAGACAGTCGCCCCTTCAGGAACATCCGTCCAAGTGTCGGAACCCTCCGGAACATCAGTCCAGATTGTCGCGCCTGGCGTGATCACCGTCCATGCCTGCTCAGAAGGAGCAATCGGCGTCCATTCCTGGCCCTGCTTGAAGCCTTCACAGGTTACTTGTGCCGATGCCGTAACCGATGCAACAGCCGCAAAACGAGCCGTGGCATAACAAGAGACTTCAGCCGTTCCCAGAACAGCAGCAACCCCATCCGCGATGATTCCACCCAGAGCCGATACGCTTGCCGAGCAAGTGATCGAAGCTGATGCAGGCTTGACGATCTGAGCATCGCAAGAAACTGCCGCAGATGCTGAGACTTGTCCATCGCCATATTGAACCCTGATCGCGTCAGCGGAAACACTAGCCGATGCGTCTATCGCACCAGAAGCATCTCGAACCCGAATCGCACTAGCAGAGACCGAAGCCTCTGCGTTGACAGCCGCGCTACCGAGCGCTACCCGCTGCGCGTCACAAGTGACCGTAGCAGACGCTGAAACCTGTGCATCAGCGAACTGAACCCGGATTGCCGATGCCGATACATCAGCCTGTGCCGCAATACTGCTAGATGCAATCTGAACTCGAATGCCTTGAGCCGCAACCTCAGCCGAAGCAGAAACAGCCCCTGCTGCAAACTGCACTCGCGTCCCATCAGCCGAGACACTAGCCTGAGCAGCAACCGATCCATAAGCATCCCACCTTGTGACAGAAGTCTCATACAGCGGACTATCAAGCGTCAGCGTTAGATCATCAAGACTCGCCTTGAGGTTATCAAGGGAATCAATAGACCACGGTGGGAGCAGATCAGCCATTATGTCAATGTCACAGACAGAGACCCAGCGGCCACTCGGAACACATCACCCGTGGCGATGGTCTTGGAGGCATCCAGAGGAGTGTGGAACAGCAGATTCCCGGTGGTCAGCGCATCTCGAATCCCGATGTGCGTGATCGTTCCCCAGGAGTTCCCGGCCTGGGCAAACTCAATCGCTGACGAGTTGCTCGTCACTCCATTGGATGGAGATGAGAACGTGATCGCCTGCCGCGCATACCCGGAACCAGAGCACTCCGTCCCCGTATCCGCATCAGTCGGATCAGAGGTGTAGAGAGCCAGATAGACCGTGGTCGGTGAGGTGTAAGAAGTGTTCCGAAGAACCGCATTGATCAGCGCATTCTCCAGATAGTTCGAAAATTCAGCCATGTTTATCTCCGTGCAAGAGTCATAGTGAGAGGAACAGCAGAGTATTCATCTTGATCATCTGCTGAGGAAATCGCATCAACTGCCCGTTGATACAGCGCAGCCCACGTTCCAAGGCGCTCATCATTCATCAGATACGGCTCTGCTTCTCCGAGAGAGGCATAGATCAATGCATCTGGGTAGTTCGCCAGGAACACATTTGAGGTGTTCGAGTCGCTTAGATAAGTGGGCGCTGCGTAGTACAGCATCCGCACCGAATAGTTCGTGTCCGGAATCGGAGCGAACTGAAACTCGGCATCGAGGATCGTGTATTCCCTCGGCACTCCCGTGTCGGTCACCCGAGCATTGCGGAAGAACATCGAAGGATTCAGATAGTTCACCGCATAGACCGGGGTCGATGCAATGTGCATCTCGCGCATCTGGAGGAAATCAGCCGGGAGTGACAGCGTGTTGTCGTTAGCGGTCATCGAAGCCGACACCAACTTCAGCATCTTGCGAGTGCGGAGATCCCTGCGGAGTCGGTTCTCCGCAAGCGTGATGAAGTCTGGAATCTGAGAGGTCAGATCAGACCGAGCAAGGTAGTTCGCTACCGTGGTTTTCAGGTCTGAGTACGTTGAGAGAGCCATCAAATCCTCCCAGGACGGGTGCGGAATGCTCGATTATCCGGGTGATTCAGCCAAGACTTGAACCGCACCTGATCCAGCACATGGAAGCCGCGCATGATCCCTTGCTTGTTCAGCTCATCGATCACAGTCAGCGGGATGGACGCGATCTTATTCCCTAGAAGGTCATCTGACCATCGGGCGCGTTCATCATAAGCATTGAACTGCTTCTTGTTGGACTCAACGATGCCAGAGACATCCTGAACAGTCTCAATCACAAGTCCACCATCATCAGTCTTGTGGGCCTTGCGCTGACGGATTTCTAGGTTCTTGGAGAGTTCGTTGATGTTCATGTGAAAAAGGGGGCTGAGTTGCCCCGGCCCCCTTGGTTATTGCCGATAAATCAGCTTACGACAGGTC